TGGATGCTTTATTTTCTAAGCCGAAAAATGAGAAGCCTACTGCATAGCTTAGCTCTCCTGATCGTAGCTCTAGCTCTGGCTCTGGTATTGCTACCGCTGGGGCTACTATGGACACTAGGAGAAATCTGATTCAGGTTTTTTACCCCCTCCGGTAAAAACTCTCCGAGCAAGAAGGGGCTCTGATACCTCTGAGGGATTTTCCGCTCTGTGGCTATCTGAATTGACCAGATAGGGAACAGTGTATGCAGGGATCTATTTAACCGCTGTCTCATAACTTCAGCTGGGTATAAGTTCGGAAAGGTGCAGGAGACTATCAGCTCAGTACTAGGTAAAAATCAAGAAACCTGAACTCTTACTCTGGTTGGCCGTGCAGTGGTTGGTGTCCTGGATTGGATCGACAAGGACCACTGCAGAGAATCAATTATTACTTTTACTTCTTATGATACAAAAAACAATGAATAAAGACGGACGATTAGCAAGAAATGCAGGATTAGTAATTACGGTAATTCTGCAGCTCATCGCACTAGTAACGATTTTCAACAAGATGGACGCAAGATTAACGGACCTCGAATCCTGGAGAAAAGAGGTACAAGATACTAGGTTTACCATTAAGGATGCAATGCTTATTGAGGAGCGCGTCAAGAATATTAGTACGAATGTAGCTGATATGAAGGCAGATATCAAAGACATAAAAAAAGAAATGAAGATTTAGTTTTTTTAATCATTAAAAATGAAGGAAATTGTTGCAAACATCTTAGGGAGCGCGACAAAGATCGTTTTTATTGTTGTTGCTCTTGCACTTGTAGTATTTACATGAATGGGGAAAATTGACTCAAAGGACTTTATGGTGCTAGCGACTATGGTGTTCTCAGCCTATTACAGACTGAACAGAACAGATGCTAGCACAGAAAGAAGACCAGTAGAATTAGACAAAAAGCCTGAATAAGACTCAGGTTTTTCTTTTATTTTTTTATGTACGGATCATGAATATTTGATTACTAATCACAAGGCACGAAACCTCTCTTAGTATGCATAAACAATCGCCTAGATGGAATGAGAGAATCGCAGTCACCAGACAGAGTTGAGCAAACTGTTGGCTCTATAGTATGTTCAATAATATGTGGCTCAATCTCTGATATAAGATCAACCTTAACAACATTATCAATATCAAGCGAATGCTCAGAGATGCTGGAGTAGATTTTGAGAATCTAGGGAATTCAGAGAGGGTTGCAGCTGCAGTTATCTGCGAGCGATGGAATAAGGAATTCCCAAACAAAAAAATCTGATTTTTCTGCCTTGATTTTAATAAAGATGCGGAGAAGATGGGAAAGCTCTTCCTTGATGGCTACTCTCTAGTTTACACCAGATCGACTAAGGCCGAGTTCCAGGAAGATATCAGAGATAATGATGTAGTAGATTCAGTCCACAAAGTATGGGCCGAGTGGCATGCAGTGAATCTCTGCATACCAAAAAAAGAGGATCCAACTCTCATGGAGATAGGCCAGCGAGGAGATGAGCATTATGCAAACCAGTTTACCTATAAGGATATTATGGTGTTTGGGGGGAACATTAAAGCTTGATCAATTGATAAGCATTTTACTTTTTTAGACTACTTATAAGATGAATAGACCATGGTTAAAATTCAAAGAGACTTGGCTCTGAAAAAGAATTGACTACGACGGAGTTTATGATTTCCAGTGTGTAGACTTAGCGAAGCTTTATCTTGAGCGACTTGGATTTTGAAAGATATGAAAGCTCGGGAATGCCAAGCAAGTCCCTCAGGCCGACCTCTTCAACACTGGCCGAGAGAAGATTGTCGGTACAGATGACCTCATGCAAGGAGATATCATAATCAAAACTCAGGGGAAGTACGGCCATATTGCTATTGTAGATCGTATCGTTGACTGAAAAGTATTCGTCCTCGAACAGAACTGAAGCTGAAAAAATAGCTGAAGTGGAACAGGGGACAACGCGATCAGGGTTCAGCCTTATAAGCTTTCTTTCTATGATTTCGTGCTCAGATGTCCGAAGATTTTTGAGAATCTTCAGGAGGAGAGAGCTGCAATAGAAGAAGTTCTCAAGCAAAGGAGGGCTGATGTAGCTCGTGGGGTACCAGGAGCAGAGCAGTGGTTAGCAGTGACGCTAGATTATCAGAGATCTATTAGATACCAGAAGAAATCAGGCTAAGAAGTCTGGTTTCTTTTCTTTTTTAATCAAAAAAACCGCAGCTAGTATGTGAGCCACGGGTACAAAGTGATTGATAGTGTAGGGATATTTTATGAGAATGCAAGATTTTTCACGAGACTGGCCGTCTCTGATAAATCGTAGTCTGTAGTATGCAGATACCTACTTGTGATAGCGATATTGCTATGTCCAGCGAGCTTCTGTACTCTATAGAGATCAGCCTTACTCTTAACTAGCATAGTCAAGAAGGTATGTCTTAGCGTATGCGAGCTAAAATGGAATCAGAGTTCTTTACTAATTTTACTGACTCATATCACAAGACTCCATACAGGGACCTCAAAAATCTTCTCTTTATTTGCTCCTGCATAAGCGAGGCACTCAGCTCTAACTCACTCAGGGACAAAGACTGATCTCAGTTTTCTACCCTTACCAAGAATAGTAATTTGGTAGAGTTCTCAGACTTTTTCAGCATTTTTTAATTGCTCTTTAGTTACTGAGTAAGCCTCAGCAACTCTCATACCTGTAGAGAGCATGAGCCTGATTGCAACCTTAATCATTCTATCCATAGGATGGGCCAGAAGTTTATGTATTTGTTCTTCGGTGAGGTAATTAGCCTCTTTTTTAGGTACCTTTGGAAGAAAAATACTGACTCAGCTCAGTGGATGGAATCCTTTTGCATAGCAAAAATTGAGAAATGATCTCATCTGAGCTAAATATTTTTGTTTTGTTGCAATTGAACAAGTTCGACTAAAGACTAAGTCTTCAATCTCAGAACTTGTTACCTCAAGCCAATTTTTACCTAAATCGGTAAAAATTTTTTGTATCGATCTACAATAGTCGTAGATTGTATACTCTGAACTACCTCTTTTCCTTAGGTGGTTTGCGAATTTTTGAAGTGTCTGTTGCATCTTTATTGGCTTTCTGATTAAAAGCCGCCAATATTATGTCACTATCGGCCTTGCAAAGATAACGAGAAGTCTCTTTCCCCACAGCTGAGCTATAGAAAGAGACTGGAATATACTTCCCATTCTTTGCCCTCTGCAGGGCGGTCTTATAGTGAATTCATTCCAACTCCGCAAGCTCTGATAGCTTGTATATTTTTAGTTGCATTGCAAAAGTAAAAAAATATAAAGAAGTCGGAATGTACTTGGCGGTGCGTTCTACTCCTCCCCTTGTGGGAGGTTTTTTTGTAAACATGGAACTTCCATATTGATAGGGAACTTATTCCCATTTTCACGACAAGACCACTTGCCGTTATACCCCTTGTAGGTATTCCTACCAAATGTATGGAAACTAATCTGCCTTCCATTGATACAAAAGTAGAAGATTCCATCATTCAAGCCCCATTTTATAGGGAGCTTGTATTTTTTTATGAGGCGAATTGCCTCTTTTATTTTTTTCGACTTCTTATGATAGAAGTCGGTCTTATCCTCAGAATACTCGTTGGCACGTTCATAATCACCGCACCAATATGCATTCTGAGATCGCTCAGAATATTTATGAGCTGTAGTATTTGCATCAAATGCCTCCTTGAGTATATTGACGCAAGTAGAGTATATCTTTTTCATCTTATAATATATTATCTAAACCCACAAACCTCCTATTAAGTCTGTGGTAGTGTGCAGAGTGCTCATCCCCCTATGATGTCTTCCCAATCTCTATAAGAGAAAGGACATCGAGCCAAGCATCCATTAGGTAGCTGATCTGAAGAGTCCACACCTGACTCCGCCAGCATTCCGACCTACCTAGCAAGTAAGTCCGTCAATATATCAGTAGCCTCCACGCCTCCGCACGCCTGATAGCTAGGATACGCGTAGTAAAGGGAGGGGAATAGCTATGCAAATAACGGTTGCAATTCAACGGAGATAGTATTGATCCACTACTCACGGATGGTAGATTGATGACAAGCATCCTCCACTACTAGGAGATCATGATGTGATTTAGACAACAGGAAGTCCTACTACACACCCACCACTGCACTTCTCCAGTGGTGTGAGCATATAGTAGAATTTAGAAGATTTTATCCGATTTCTCTTCTCCAGATAAAATCCGGATAAGATCCTTAAGGTTTTTGTCTCTTCATACAGAGATATTAGTTATATCTCCTCAAATGTAAGAGTCAAAATTATACCAGCTTTTTTTGAAGCTTTGAGAATAAACTAGTCAGAAAAAATCCTCATCGCAAGCTTCAGGCTTGATTTTATAAAAGTTGTATCGATCTTTCATTTCAGCTCTAATCTCTTTGAGATTTTCTCAAGAGAATTTAATAAGATCAGATCCTGATTTTTTGATGTGAATAGAGAAAATAGTTTTCATCTGTACGATAATAAGAATGTAAAGTGGCGGTGCATTCATAAGTTTCAGGGTCCTTGCTAACGAATAGCTCTCCTTACTTCTTGATGACGATATTAGTATAACTATTTTTAATTAAAAATCAAGAGAAAATATCTTTTTTTATATAAAAAAAGATATAATATAGTATCAGGCAAAACAAAAAACCAGAGCAAGTCTGGTTTATAAAAGAAAAAAATAAATCTGACTACCAATTCTATTTTCCACTACTTCAGAATCCATCCGCTCATCTGTTAGAGTCTGAAAGCTCAGAAACCTCTTCTCGCTCGCAATCCTCAACTTTATGGATTGCATATTGTGCAATACGATCTCAGACTCAGACCTCGTAAGGAGCATCTGAAGTGTTCAATAATCCTACTCCAATGACTCCTCTGTAGTTCTCATCGATCACTCAACCGACTGAGATGATACCATTCTTAGCGAGTCCACTTCTTCAGTAGATTTTTCAGAAAAATCCTTGTGGCAGTTCATGACCGATTCAGGTCATAATGATTGCGGTCTTACCTGGAGCAATTGTGCAATCTTCAGCAGAGTAGAGATCAAAGCAAGCGTCTCATTCTCTCTGCTTTTTCGGACAAATGGCGTTGTCCGTGAATTTTTTGAATTTAATTCTCATTGTTTTTATGCATAAAGGGTAAAAGTCTGATTTCTTATTTCTTCGAAATCGATGGAATTAAAGAATAAACATAGTCTATACACTCATCTGATTGAGCCTCTATGGGCTTATCATAGCTAGTTCGTTTATCAATTAGTACCATAACAAACTGAGAATTGATAAAACACTTATTAGATGAATATCGTTCAAAGATTGCACCAATCATTATGGGGTGTCAGATGATTTTTATATAAGTTTCTAGCTCTTCTATATATCAATTTGGGGCAGCTTTTGATAAATCAGATTCATCCAACTCCACCTCGCCATTACTAGCTATTCAATCTACTCAGATAATTAGATTATCTTCTTTACTGTATGACTCTTCACCACCAGTTTCTCAATGGTAGTATGTTAAATATTCAACTTTAATTTTACAACCTAACGTAAGCTCCTTATTAGCCATCTCTTTATAGATGGCTTCTAGTTTTTGTTCTCTTTCAAGAGTGATTTTTATTGGTTCCATGGTGTGTTAGCTTTGCAAAATTAAATCAATAAGATCTCTGATGAGCATATTTTTTTCCATTTCTTCTTCGTAATTTTTCATTTCTTTTTCGGCTTGGTAATAGCCATATTCTGCACCATTATATTTGTCTATGTATTCTTGATACTTAGCTTCTAGCTCTTCCCCTTCAGGTTCTCATTTTTCCAAAAATTGTAAAATCCAATCAATCCTTCTTCTATCTTCATATTCAAAGTCTACTGGAAACTTGCCTTGTTTCATAAAATTTTCCAATCATTCTAACTCTCGTTCAGAGAATCGTTTTCTTTTATTCTTCAGACTTTTAAGAATTTTTTCTACTCTTTCCTTAGGATCTTTCCCCATTTTTCTTATATTATAAAATAAAGCTGACTAATCTTTTTTGAAGAAAGTGCGGTTCATAAAACCGATATTATCAAAAGTATCTTTTATTGCCTGAACAAATAACTCTTCGCAAACCTGAAATCAATCATCGTAATCTTCTAAGTCTGCACTAGAAACCGGTTTTACTCATTCAGTCTTTTTTTCTTTTTTTAACTCTAGGTACCTATTAAGAACTCAATTCAGAATCTGATTTGTTCAAAATGCACCAGGATACACCCAACCTCATCTTTCTACGAGGTTTTTTTTAAGTTCTTCAATTTTCATGATATTATTCAAAATAAATATAAAACTAAATTCAGAACATCTCCCTAAAGATATGAGCAATCACATCAACTGTCCATCCATTCCCTAGCATCTTATAACGCTGAGAGTTACTGACTCCTGCGGTATAATTATCAGGCAAAGTCTGTAACCTCTCGCATTCGATCGGTGTAAGCCTCCTCAGACAATATCAGTTATGCAAAAGATTGTTGTATGACCGTGAGTTGCTCGAGAGCGTAGGACTTTTTTGTTCAAAGATCCCTCATTTATTCGCTCCTCTTGGGAGCTGAAGAATCTTTGGTCATTCTCACTTATTCGTAGTCAATGTCGGAGATTTACCCTCTGAAGAGTAAACATTGCCATTTTGACCGCTTCAGCTCGGATTTATATTGCAAAGGATGTAAGACTGAGTGATACAACTTCATTGATTGTTGGTAGTCAAGCAGGCTCCTTTCTCCTCAGGACTTGTGATCTTGAAGCGATCACGGAAGATTGAGGATTTATTCAGGAAGCCATTCACGAGTTGCTCGCTCAGCATATATTTTTCCTCGACTTTGTCCTGGAGAACATCTTTGAGCGTGAGCTTTTTGTCCTCAGGGAGCGGAATGTAGATCATCTTATATCTCTCACCAACTCTCTTACCTACTCGGTAGAGCCTCTCTCTGCTCTGAGCTGAGACCAGTGATGAATTGATAACCATAGGTTGAATACCCCCTAAATGCTGATTGATGATCTTGATTCGTTCCTCCTTCATCGGAACATTTTCCAAGAGGAAGAATCTCGGCTTTGCCTCGTTCAGAATCCTCACGAACTCAAAAAATAATTTTGACCTTGTATCCTCAAAATTCAGCCCCTTGCCTGCATTGCTGAATCACTGACAAGGACTTCCTCCTATGAGGAGATCAATATCTGTTCTCCGCATATTCGTGCAAAGAGGATCTGAATTTGGCTCTCCGAGTAAATAATATCACTGATGCTTTTTACTTCCGTTCATATATCTATACTCACATTTGCTCACATCTCCTATATGGATGATACTTGGGTAGTTTTTTTTGCTTACCTGTATTGCATACTTGTCAATTTCGCTTGCGTAATAGTTGGCGACAGGTATTCAGGCTCTCTCAAGTGCTAGCCTTCAACAACTCATACCATCGAATAGAGAGAGAACTGTTATTGGTTGCATTCTTCTTTTGGTATCTTCATAAAAACAAGTCGTATTGTCGTTCCATTCCTACCGCTCCTTGTCCCGAAGAGTGGAGTATAGTCTATGGACTTCAAAACTTCATGGAGCTTCACTTGATTCTCGTTCCACTTGAATACGAGTATTCCATATGGCACAAGCACTCTCATACACTCTCTGAATCACTGCTTCAGATCGTCTGGCCAGCTCTCCTTCGTAAGCCTACCATACTTACCTTTCAGTCGAGATTTTTCCCCTGCATGTACAAGATGCGGAGGGTCAAATACTACGAGCTTATAAGAATTGTCTGCTCTTGGTATATTCCTAAAGTCGGCCACAAAGTCTGGATCCACCTCAAAGTTAGGTCTCGCAGGAATGAATCAGGCTTCTTCCCTTCTGATATCCATATACTCCGCGAGTGGATTATTCTTATCTCGCCGAAAGGTGCGGCCACCACAGCAGACATCTAGTATTTTTTTCATTCTGATATTAAATCTAAATCTCCAGAGAGAGAGCTTTAGGCTCTCACGGCAGTCTGCCTTCCTCTGCATAGCTGGTGGGGTTGGAGTTGCACCAACGGAGAATATAATTCTCCACCTACACCGGTATCGGCTTTCCCACCCACAGCTCTCCCCCTCTAAAAAGGGGGAAGAAATCTGACTTAGTTCCGCTGATTGAATACCGCTATCTCCTCCTGAAGATATTTCAGCTCCTGCTCAAGCTTGCGGTGTTCTGAGGGAAGTTCACAGGCAGCCAACCTATGCTCAAGATCAGCTTTCAACCTTTTGTATTCCTTGCGGAAGACTTCAGCTTCAGCTGATGAGAGTGTAATATCAATCACTGCTCTAGGAGAGAGTACTTTTTGAGTATATGTCGGAGTATAGGGAACAGCACAAGGCTTCCTCTCAAATTTTGGCTTGATAAGCACAGGAGAGATGGCTTCTTCAAATGAGAGTCCGCTTCTAACTCTGCTGATAAAGGTCGGTTTCAGACACTTCTCCCCTTGATAGTTATCATAAAATAACTTTTCTGCACTGAGTGGTTCCCTGAGGTTTTCTGGCTTAATTGCTAATTCCATAGGTCGTTTTTGTATTACGGCCCTTCTCCTGAAATCAGCGTAATTGCATTTTGCTCATTGATATGAGTTATAGAACGCATAGAGCTCTTTATAGACGATTCTTCTACTCATTCTTACTCCACTACAGATAAAGTAATACCCACTTTATCAATGCCTAGAGACTTGAGATCAACGAGCTTTTTGGTTGCTTCTCAGTCGATCTTGAATTTAATTTCATTGAAACCTGAGGAACGGATGACAAACCCCTTAAAGCTGAATTTCTCGTATGAGTCATCCTTAATCAGCTGGTCTTCCTCTCTCGGAGGATGAATAGAAAGCTCATAAATCATAGAGATCCCTTTCAGTTTCTCATCTAATGAGATAACTACTGTGTAGCCATCTCCTACTTCATAGCCGAATTTCTTTATCTCGGCTGTAGTTCTTATTGCTTGCATTGCATACTAATACATGGATAAAAATGTTTTCAGAATTCAGATTTTTCTTCTTCATTCAACAAGTTTCGGAGTTCTGCTTGATTGAAACCATCAAACATGTTTATTAGAATATAGGCATCCTCTCGGTGTGTGATGTTTTTTACCCTTGCGGATTTTTCTCAGAAATATACTGGATCATCAGCATATTTACTCCGCACCACCATTGCCTTTGCCTTTAAGGATGTTAGCAGTTTTTCTTTCATACTATAAATCTATAAAAAATAAAATCTCTTCTTCGCTACCTCGCTACAGCTCTTCCCTCTAATCTTCCTCTGAGGGCCATAGAATTTCGTTCCAGCTTTCCGTTTCTGATAACAGATGGAAATCTGATTTCTCCAGTCTTTCCGCTCAGGAGCCAACGGCTCTTTGTGTCGCCTCGTATTGAGCTGACACAGACCGTAAGCTTTCCCTCAGTCTCCAACAGCTCCAGTGAGCCACCGATCATTCTCACACTCAATAAGACTGATAAAATCTAGTCCTCAGAGCTGATAGGCTTCTGCTACTATCTCCTGTCTATAGTCATTAGGAGCGAAGCCAAGATGCTGTATTTTTTGATTAACAGGTGTACTTTCCTCAGGGTGAGCGATAATCAGAGTCTCTCCAGAAAGTAGGTAGATAACACCATCTTCTTCTACCATATGGCACTTGCATTTTAGCTTATTGCTCAATATGACTATTCCAATAGCTAGTAGAAGTACTCATTGAATTCGTCTCATCTCCTTACTTAATTTGTAAATTTTGTCTGACTTCAATTACCGCCCCTGGTATCTCAGTACCAGCTTTGAGTGCTTTTTTAATCTCAGTTTTATCAATAGATACGGTCAGCTTTTCTTTCTTATATTCATCAGGGATTACCGCTTCATCAGTGAGGACAACCGCCTCTGACTTGCGATAGCTGAGCTCGTTAATCTCAGTCTGCATCTTCTCAATCTTGAAGAGTTTGAGGAGGTAGTCAATCTGCTTGTCTGCTGAAGTAATTCTCTTGGTATAAGTCTGCTTGAGCTCTAGTAATCTGCTGATTTCTGCATCTAATCAGGTAACAAAAATCTGAGCTTCTTGCCTGTTCCTGAGCTTGTATTCTATGAATGGTTTTGCCTCATCTTGTGACTTAGCAACTAGTTCTTCTGCTACCTTTTTGAGGTCTGGAATCTCCTCTGGAGCGATTCCGTTCGCTTCCAGGTATTCTGGATTTTCTAGTTGCTCTAGAATATGCATCGCCTCTGCGAGGTTTGTTATTGAGTCTCTAATTGTCATCACTATATTTCTTAAAGGATAAATTTTTTTCCTCAGCTTCTCTGAGGTCTTTGCCTGCTCTGTAGAACTGGAGTGCTCCATAGGGTATAGTAATTATCGTAGCTATCGCATAATATTGAGCTATTCAGAGGTCACCTTCTAGGAGTGCAAATCTGAATGATAGATAGAATACCATCCCAATTGTAACCATCAACCCACCATGCAGTACATCATTTCAGGCACTTAGGACTTTAAGTCGATTAACCAGAAGCATTGTAGTCCCTTGGTGATGCTCTTGGGCTGAGTTAAACCAGTCCATCATGAGTTTGAGTACTTCAGTATCATATTCAGAATTCTGAATCTTTTCTTGTTCTTTTGTCATAGTATAAAATAGATAATAAAACTGATTTAATCTTGCCATTTTTTATAAGGATCACGAGGCGGATAGGTCTTATAGACCTTTTCTCGCCTCCTTTCTTTCCCGTTCCATTTTCTCCGAGCATAAAGTCTAGGGACTTTTGAGAGGTTCGGAGCTTTCGGCTTATTCAACTCTCCACACAAGCGGTCTACTTTCGCCTGTATGGCACTAAATGGGCAAACCGCAAGCTGCTTTTTTTTCTTCTTCAGTTTCAGTTGATGGAGCGAATAGTTCATCTATATTCACTGGCTCAACCAGTGACTGGGTTTCTGTATTGGATCTAGGGTTTGGATCAGGCTTGCATACCCCTACTTCTGAGAGCTTTTTATAGCATCTCTCCGTAAACTGGACATCGCCCTCACAATACTCCTTGATCATACTGAGATTGTCCGCATAGTAGCAGTAGGCTACATTTTCTCATGACATCTCCAATTTTGGAGTTTCCCCGAGGAGTGTCATTGAGAGTAGATCCAACGAACAACCAAAGCTGGTCTGCTTTCGGATTCTGAAGACATCTACTGTATCAACCTCCCACGGCTTAGCATTCCCAATACGGAGCTTTTTATTTGGCAGAATGTCGTTGATCATCATTCTCTTTCGGAGGAACGGAATATCAAACTCATTGATATTAAATCCTCCGAGGGTTGCATCCTGATGGAGTGCTAGCACATCATTGAATTCCAGAAGGAGCCTCGCTTCATCTTGCCCAATCAGACTTTTCACCTGATTATCTACTAAGTAAGAGATACAAACCACCTTAGCAAATTCAGGATAGATACTCGCTTTCTCCATGTAGGATTTCTCAAAGGTTGTGGCGATCCCTTTTTCAATCATTTTATTTTCCCAAAGTCTTTTTTTTGGATAAGTATTGAATTCTGATTGATTTACTTCAGGAGCGGTTTCAATATCAAACCATAAGATTTTTTTGCCCATTTTTTTCGTATCATCAAGATATAAATTAGGCTTCAAGCCAGTTAAGAATTGTATCAGCAGAAGTTTTGAAGTCTGATTTCCCTCCTGCGGTAAGGATTGCAGCTCCTATCGCTGCGATTTGTTTGTTGGAGATCCCTCCAACTCCATAAGATTTTTTTTCCTCTGATCGCTTCTTTTTTCCCTTGTCATCCACTGTTTCTGTATAGCTGATCTCCTGTCCTACTGTGAATGCATTCTCTTTTTTCTTCCCAAGACTGATTGTCTCGCCGTTCTCCAGTTTGAGGCTATGATAGTAGAGTTTTCCGTTTTTCCCTTCTCGGGTTTTTATTGAGAGGATTTCAGTGATTTTTGAAGTTTTCATAAGCATTAAGCATTAGATTCTAAAAGGTTTTTTACATAATTTTTGAGGTAATCAAGTGAGGTATCTTCTCCTAATTCCCTTTTTCTAAATCTGATTTTTTCTCTGAGTTTTTGCTGGATTTCAGCAGGTTGCGACTTGATAAATCATTCCTTATCATCCATGTTGATTGGTATAATACTCACGATAGAGAATTTAGAGTGGACTTCTCACTCAATCATAATGTGAGGATGATCCTCCATCCAATCATAAAGTTCTTTCGGTGTATGTTCGCTTGTAAGAACTCTTCAATCCTTAAGATTGATATGCGAAAGTTGTTTATATTCCTTAAGTCTTGTATCAATTAACATCTGCATAAACTCAAATTCTAAAACACTCATTTTGATTTTTTTCTCTGTTTTTGTTGCATCTCTTGGATTTTGATTCTTGATTGAGTAACAAGTTTTCCAAAGTTATCGTAGATTTCCTTAGGAGAGGAAAGCTTAGATCAGTAATACTTGTCATCTTTCATGACTCAGAGGATCATAGCTAGTACCATTTCCCAGCTTGTCTTTCATTTCTCAACTGCTGGGAGTTTCTGAAGTTTTTTAGCTAGATTCTTAGCGTCATTCCTATTAGACTTAATACTTCAGTCTAAAGCTCAATCATTGTTCCCCTTGATCATTGCTAATACTTTTTCAACATCTCAATCCATCTTTCAATACAATACTATATTTGTTTCTGTTTTTTCAATTTGTCAAGTTTGTGTATTATATTTAAGAATGAAAAGAGAGTTATTACTAGTATCTAATAACTCGTTAGAGTTATTTTCTCTCTCGTTAGAGAGAGAATTACTAGTATCAGTATCAGTTTCAGTAAGGGTTTCTTTGGGTTTGCTTGGGTTTCATTTTAACCCACTGGGTTTTTTCGGTTTTTTGTTAGGTGGTCTACCACCTTTTGCACCATTTTCTTTATTTCTTTTGACGATTTTTTCTTCATATTTTTGATTTTGCTCGTCAAAGAAATTTTTCATCTTAGAGAATACTACTTTTACAACATAGGAGAGTTCTCAGATCGGTTGATCATTATTATACAAGAGTATTGCATCGAAGAGCTGAGCTTTATCCTCTGTTGTCATCTCCTTTGTATACTCTATCCGATCTTTACAGAGGATAAAAGTTGGCTTCATTATCTGCTCACAGGGAATAAAATCAGATTTCTTTTTTGTTTTTGCGTTGGTGCGTTCATCACCACATAAGCAAACCCTATAATTCCCATTACTACAGCTGTAGTAGGATTGAATATAAATCGAGCCAGAAAAGCAGGTAACAAGAAAAATAAGGTCTTCATAGTGATGATTACTCACAAGAGAATAAAAGACCAATACTGACCACTATTGTATAGTGTTGCTCCGTCTTCCTTACTCTGAGCTATGCAGAGAGGTATGAGGGAGCGCGGGTGAGATTCTCTACGGGTGTAAAAAGAAAAACAACCTACATTATACAACCACCACCAAGGCTATGATGCGCATAGCTTAAGCGTGGGTACACCTAAGTGGGGGTTATATAGTATAAGTTGTTTAGCTATTCTATCATACTGAGTACCCACTTAGTATTGGTTGCCAAATATAGTATTATAGGCCAGCCCAACACTCAGCGGATATACAAAAAAGCCTATTACCTCACGGGGAATAGACTGCATTTATAGTGATACTTCATAATGCCCCAGCCCGGAGTCGAACCGGGATTACAGTCTTCGCAGGACTGTGTCCTATCCATTGAACGACTGGAGCATTGCTCCATGCAGTATATGAAACTCTTCTCAAAAAACAAGCTTTTTCTTGCAATCTGCAACCATTTTCATATAGTATACCAAGCAAATAACCAAAAGAAACTCCTGTTCCTTTTGCTAAAAAAGCCACTTTTACCTTGAAAAAGGATCACGTGAATACGAAAATAAAAACCGAGCTCGCAAAACATATCAATCTCGGCTCAAAGACTGGAGTATTTTTCTCAGCCTTTGACTCAGCGGGGCAACTTTTGGCTGCCAATGGGGTGATCAAGACGGATAGAGCAGTGGAGTTACTTGTAGATAGCTTCTGCACTGGAATTCTCAATAAATACTGAGAAAAAATCAAAAAGCTGATTTTTGATCTGGTGACTGAAATTAGAATCCAAAACGACCCAAATGAACTCATCAAAGTACCAATGCATGAGCGGGGAGTGTTCCTTGTGCAGTGAGAGGATCACAAGAGCTGAGTTCTTCTGCCAAATACCAAGTGAATAGATACCATCCAGCAGGCACTCTCCGCTATCAAGCAAAAATATGGACTCTCATCACAGGTCTCTGTCTATCTTTTTAAGACCATTAGAGTTGAAATCCCACTATAGATCAAATATGTGATATAAAAAAATAAAAAACCTGAAGCATGACTTCAGATTTTTCTTTATATTTTTCGGAGATATTAGATATTAACTATTCTCTCGTAATCATTTTAACGAGAATGTCTGTTGGACTTCTTGAGTGTGATTTACTAGGTCTAAACTATAAAAAGTCATCATATATCCTATGATGGCTTTTTTTGTTCCAGTGGCTATCTTCAACTGAGTCTATACACTCCCTCTGGAACAAAAAAACCTGCAAGAAATACCAACTAGCCACCAATAAAAGAAAGGAACTCGTGAATGTAAATTCCAAACGGCTAGGTGGTGGCGAACCTTTCTTACCTAGTTGTTTGAAAATTGCATTCGCAACTTGAGGTAGACAGGACATAGCACTATGATAAAGTGACTCTCCCTGCTTCAAACCTTCAAACAATTTCTAAAAAGTCCTCTTGCAAAAGCCATTCTATGAGTTTTAGGAGCTACTCTGAGGAGTAGAGACATAATTTTCCGCAACTCAAAAAAGCTCCTGATTTTATATCTTAATTCCCGAAAGATGCAAGAAAAAATCTTGATCACGAGTAAAGGGAACGGCAAGAACTTTTATGCCTATATCAAAGGCAAAGTTCATGAATGCCTGAAAATTAGAGGTAGATTCTATCTAGCAAAATTGATCCTTGGAGAAGGACTTAGAGCTATGGGAGAGCCTCTAAAAAACTTTACTCTAGTGACTTAAAAATGGAATGGCTCAGAAAAAAAAGAGGACATCCGTCATTTGCAATGACTGGATAGCTTACACCAACATTATGGATGATGAAACAGCCTGAAGACTCTTCAAATGTATTCTCGCAATTAGAAACTGAAGAGCCATAGATCCTCCAGAAGATCTCAAATTTATTCTTGCTCATATGCAAGATTTCTGGAATGAAATTGACGCAGAACGAGCAAAAAAATCTGAAATCCAAAGAGACAAGGCGAACAAAAGGCGAAAAAAATCAGATTCCCATTCTGATTGACCTCCAGAAGATTTGGAAAGTGATGCCACGGCATACAATAGCATTCCGCTGAATGCCGAAGATACCGATGAATGCCGTGAATGCCTTACTGATACTAGTACTAATACTAGTACTAATAAAATAAAAAAAGAAAATATAAAAGAAAAAAAACTTAAGTTCTGAGACTTCGTTTTGCTTACGCAAAACGAGCACACCAAACTCCTTGCAGATTTGTGAGAGAAAATCCTAGAGCAGACGATAGAAAATTTGAATAATTATATCTGAAGCAGAGGTAAAAAATATAAATCTCACTATCATACAATCAGAGCTTGGAACAAGGATTTCCTTGCTAAACAAAAAAATAAGGAAGTCAAAAAAACTTCTTCCGCCGCGACAAAAATCGCAAAAACTTGAGCTTTAGACGAGGTAATATCTTAAAATGAAAAAAAATCTAGAATTAGAAAAACAGATCCTCGCAAAGCTGATGATTGATGCAGATCTTCTTTTGGAAAATGAACTTTCAGAGCAAGACTTTGTCAATCCAACACACAAAAAACTTCTCCAAGCCATCAAAGACTCAGGCTCAAATCTGGCTCTCATTCAGTCAAAATTTGTAGAAGAGGAGCAAGATTACATCCTGGAAATCGCTGCAATGTTGATGACGAGCGGTCGAAAGGAAAACTATGCAGAGCTGAAGAGACTCACAGAAGTCCGCAGATTGGAAACTATTCTCAAGGGGCTCCAGATGGCGATAGATGATGATCAGTCTTTGGATCTGATTTATGAAAAAATCGCTCAGTTTGATAAGCAAGAGATCCAAGTTGCAGACATGAAAGAAGTCCTGGTAGAAATTGTTGCAGAGCTTACGGGAACTGTTACGGCGATTTATCATCCTACTGGTTATACCAAGCTTGATAAATATCTTCGCTGATTTACTCCTGGACAACTCAATATCATAGCAGCAAGGCCAAGTATAGGGAAAACAATGGTAGCTATGAACTTTCTGCTCAAGCAAACCGAAGCAGACAAGAAAATAGCTCTCTTCAGCTTAGAGATGACCAATAAGGAAATCTCTCAGAGGATCCTCGCAAGAAACTCTGGAATGCCAGTAGACCAGATGAATAAAACAGCTACTCCAGAGCAGCTTGAACGTGTAAATACTGCCATGATCAAGCTAGAAGCTCAGCTGAAGAATCTGACCTTGATTGATTCCGTCTATTCGCTTCCTCAGATTACCAGGATGATTAAATATCTCCACAAAAAAACCTGACTTGACCTGGTGTATATTGATTATCTGCAGATCTTCGACATCAAGGGCGACAACAGAAATCTGGAGATTGGAAAAATCACCAGAACCCTGAAAAAGCTCGCCAAAGACTTGCAAATCTCAATCATTCTCCTCTCACAGCTCAATAGATCTTTGGAAACGAGAGCTGATCAAGATCCGAAACTTTCAGATTTGAGAGATTCGGGAAGTATTGAGCAGGATGCAGATATTGTCCTAATGCTGGGGAGAGACTTGGAATATGAACCAGAGACGATGAAAGTTTTTATCCGTAAAAATAGAAACTGAAGCCTCTGAGAAGTAGAACTAGTTTGTAAGCCAGCTAGTATGCAGATTTGAAACTAATCTCATCACAATTCAGACTTTTATCACTACTTACCTCAAAAAATGTTTCAAACAAATGAAAAATATGAGAGAAAGCTGAAGTCTCTCCAGCTGGAACTCATGAACCTTGGAGCACTAAAAGACAAACTTGAGAGACAATTGCTCTATGATAAGCTAAGTCCTGGAGCTGAGAAACTTATCAATATCAGGCTGGTGCAAATCAGAAAATGCTATATTGCAAAACTTTATCAATTAAGAGATCACAAAGATGGTAAAACCACAGACTAAACCCACAGAAAATGTAAAAACTACGGAGGTAGAAAAACTCAATCTTCACCAGAAACTCTTTGAGTTTCAAAAACTTAATCTCGTTATCAAAAAAAATGCTGAAGTAGATATGAAATCGAGAAAATACAAGTATGCACCTCTGGATCAGGTATGGAAAGTAATTGGAGAAAAACTCAATGAATGTTGAATTTTGGTTACTCACGAGATTATCAGAGAGGAAACAGGGCACTTTGTCCGCACAACCGTTTGTAATGCAGACGATATTGAAGAATCACTCTCCTCAGAGATTGGGATTGATCCTTCAGTTATTGCTCCGCAGAATATCTGAAGTGCAATTACCTATTATCGTAGATACAACCTCTGTTGCTTGCTTAATCTGATTATCGAAGGAGATGATGACGATGGTGAAGAGGCACAGAAACAAGCCACTAAAAAACAGTCCATCCAAAAACCACAATCTCTGCAACCTCAAAAACCAGCAGAAAAACCTGAGTTTACCCAAAAAAACTTTGAGGATTACAAACAATTTTGTAAGTGAAAAGTGATGAATGAGATTATGGCGATGGCAGCAGAGATTAAAGCAAAATATACGATCACTGAAGCAATGGCAGACCAACTTAATTTATTTCTTAAATCTTTGTAGCTATGCAGAAGAAAATCAACCTTTCCAACTGGAGTATTAACCTCCTCAAATCCGACAATCAAACCTGGTTCAAGGGCTATGTCCTTGGGCAATGGGATTCTGAATTTAAGTCCTACTTTGCCATTGGAGAGTGTTTCGCTCTCTGTATGGAATATTGGGGGAAGTTCGGAACGACTAACTCAGAGCAGTTCCTAGAAGAAATGGCAAAAAAATTCCAGGAGAACAAAGCCCCTGAAGAAGAATTAGCTACTGCTACCATGGCAGTGATGGAGGCACTGAATAACTTTGAAGTCCTTGATCTTCCTAAACCTCTTGAGGCGGAGAAAGAAGTGATTGTAGAATTGAACGAAAACTACAATCTCAAAGTTAGATTTGATGCTTTTTATGGCGACTATATCTTAGATCATAAAACCGTTGCAACCTTTACCAAACCTGAGGAATACGAAGAAAAATATGGTCAGCAGATGAAGCTCTACCAGTATGCTTGGTGGAGAACAACTGGCGAAAAGTTGCCAGCTTTCATCCAGGAGATTAAAAAAGCGCGCCCTTCTATTCCTGCAGATCTTAAAAAGGAAGATCTCCTTGCTCTTGTTCCAGCTGAAAAGCATGCGGAATTGACGACAGTAACTGCCTTGAAGGATTATCTCAGAATTCATCCCTTACCTGAATGGTGCGGACAAAGGATTGAGTTCTCTTGGAGAGAAGAGCTGATTGCTGAGTGTGAGGATCTCTTGCATAGAGCAATGAAAAAAGCTGATTATCTACAAACTTTAACTCTTGATGATGTGCTCTAATGAAATTCCTCGTGTCCCTTACTAATGGAATCATAGAAAATCCAAAGAAACTTCAGGAGTTCCTCAAGTCTCGTAAAAACGGATTGTATACTATCTCAGTTAAAAAACATGGCACCAGGAGTCTCGCACAAAATTCTTACTACTGGTGAGTTGTGCTGCAGATGATTGAAGAATATACCTGACAAGATAAAAAGGAGCTTCATTATTACTTCAAGCACGCCTATATTGATGATGGAAAATTTCCATCAAGTGCAGAACTCAATAAATGAGATTTTGCAACATATGTGGACAAAATTAGAGATTTTGCAAGTGCAGAACTCTGACTCTATATTCCAGATCCTGTAAACTAACTTTTATTTTAGTACTTTAGACCCTATGAAACTCTTCTTTTTTGATACCGAAACAACCTGATTAAATCCAGAAACCGATAGAATTATTCAGTTTTGAGCAATCTTCTGAACTCTTGATGAGGAAACTTGAACTTTTCATGAGGAAAGAATCATCAATCAATACATAAAAATTGATGAGGAAATTCCAGAGCAGGCAAGCAATGTTCATCACATTTATAAAAAAGATCTTGAGCCGTTTGGCTACATTCAGGATTATATCAAGGAATTTGTAGCCTATATGACCAAGGCAGATTACTTGATTGGGCACAATGTAGACTATGACCGCAAAATGTTCATGGGAGAGATTATGCGTTGTTGATCAGTTGGTTTTAATCCTGATGCTCATAAGTGGTTTGATACCATGATGTCTACCGTTGAGCTAGTAAATTGACCAGGAGGAAGATGGCCAAGATTGAGTCAGCTTTATAGATTCCTCTTTGGCAAGGACTTTGACAATGCACACGATGCAATGGCAGATATTAGAGCTACGAAAGATTGTTTTTTGGAGCTCTACAAGACCTGAAAAATCACTTTACCTCAATAATCTTCCAATCATGGCAACACTTAGAAAGCTCTCGCTTCAGCAACAGGCGACGCTCTTTGCTCCAGATCTGACGAAAATTGAGGAGGAACAAAAAAAGAAAATCTACTTCTTCAAGAGATTAGTTTATGATAGACTCCAAAAACTAATCATTGAGAGAGTAGAAGATCAGACTGCAAAAGCAGCTCTCCTCAGAGAGCTAGAATCCATCCTACAGATGAAACATGATGTTCCAGAACTCTCAGCAATGCAGAAAATTATCAAAATCAAGGACGTCCCTGCGGCTCCTGTTCCTCAGAAATCTAAGTTCTCAGACGAAGAACTTCTTCAGCTCGTAGCTCAGAGATACGAGGCAGATCCAACTTTTCTTCAGAAACTTAGTAATGCTTTAACTTTCTAACCCCTTCTTCTCATGACAACAACAAAAAAAATTCTGATTTCAGTCTTTACTCTTCTTGTCCTTGGGCTTGGAGTTTGGGTGTATTTCATCCTCTTTTCCCCTTCCGTAGATACCACTGAAAGAGAAAAAATCTGAACCCTCTCCCAGGAGCTCCTTGACCTGACGGAAAAAAAGCAAGCTTGCTTGGATGAACTCCCTTATTTTGAGACAATGGAGGTTTATGCTGGGAAATCCAGCTTCTGTTCAGAGCGAGATGAAAAAATAGCAACACTTAAAGCTCAGCACGAACAAATCCTCAATAAACCATACAAACAAGTCGTGGGTTTACTCGTGAGCAGATAAGCTCTGATAAAAATCCTCCTCAAAAATCAAAATCTCAAAATAAAAAACAGTCTTCAGAAAAAAATCCAACCTGAAAGATCTGGCACTCCTGATTCAACAGGGACGACCAAAGACAAAAGATTGTGCAGTATGCCTATCAGCTTTGAGGTTTAAGCCTTGTGACGATGATGGAGTGCGAAAATGGGAATTGGGATATAAATATAAGAGGAGATTGAGGATATTCGGTAGGGATTTGTCAGATCCATACCTTGTATCATCACTTGCCTCGTGAGTATTATACTTCCTGGCAAACTCAAGTAGAACTTTGCAATCAGAAATGGCAGAATGGAACAAAATTTTATTGACCTTCAAGGCTAGTTCACGGGCAGAAATGCAGTGAATTTGCCAAGAAAAGATTTTATTTTGAATAAATAATCATGAAAAAATCACAAACCCGAAAAACCGTAACACTTCCACAAACGAGCAAAAAACTCAGAAAGCAGAGCCAAAAGCTCTTTCATATAGAAGAAAATCTTCGCCTGACAAGGCACAGGATAGCTGATTTGATGGATGATATTGCTCTTCTCAAAAGAGTTCTCAAGGAGAAAGATAAAACCATAAACATCCTCTGGAAAACACTGTTTAAGTTCTCAGATCAGGTAGCAGTCATCAGAAGGGCACTTGGTATTCTCTTTGGGCTCTTTATGGCTTTAGGAGGGAGTCTACTCTTGTTCGAGGCGAAGAGTTTTGAGAGTCCTTACCTTTTTTGGGGTTCTAGTATTACAGGGGCAATCCTGGTAATCTCAGGCTTTTATCAGGTTTATAAGAGTACAGATGAAGATTAGCATTGACCTAGAAAAAAGGATCGCTCGAGTAGATGAGAAAAAAGTAAAAATCTCAGAGAAATCATTAGAAGAAGCGATAGACTCATTTTTGGAGGATGTAAAATGTATTTTTTGAAATACTGCAGATGAAAAATATAGAAAAATAAAAAAGGCTGATAAAATTATCTCAGAGTATTTAACCAGGTATGCACTTAAGATATATACTTGTCCACACTGTAAATCTGAAAATGTAGATTTCCACCACATAGATCGCTGTGCGGATTTACCTCTTTAAATTTAGAAGAATATGAAAAAATATTTTGTAAGTCGCATAATCCAGATTTGTGAAAATTGTTGAAAATATGATCTTATGACCTGTTTTAATCAAAGCTGAAAGTGTTTTGCTGAGTGTGATAGATGTTGATATACTGTAGAAGTCACACCAACAGAGGAGGAAGAGAAGATGATTGATGAGTATTTAAAGAAAAATACATACCTTAAACCTGCTGTTTCTTCCTCCTAAAAGTTTATATTGACTTTTACTGAAATAAGAATATAAGAAATTGCTACATTCAGATTTTGCAATCAAGTGAAAAAACCACTTATTGGATTTTTCTTGATTGTTTGAGAGAGAATGTAGCACCCAATAAGTGGTTTTTTATTTTTTTATAATAATTGCTATGAAAAAAGGAGTGTTTTATGTTGCTTTATTAGCTATTTCTGTATTATTATCAGGTTGTATGGTTTCTCAAACAACTTATGATACTCTAGAGCAAAAATATAATAATCTAGAGAAAGAGAATCAACAGTTACAAGAAAAATTAGATCTTTATAGGTCTGAAAAAACAGGTAAACCTTCAGTTAATACTACGGGAGTAAATTTATCATTAGAGCAGGAGTATGCTGCTAATTTAGTGAAGATTTATGAAACGAACTGTGCATATTATGATAGTTATTTAGACTGAAAAGTTCCAGGGGTGGAGTTCAAGTTAAAAAACGAATGAAATAAAGACTTGTGAGAAGTAGAAGTAAATGTAGATTTTAAGGACGAAGCCTGAAATATTATTTTTAGCGAAAATTATTTTCCAGTTAATGTGGATTCACGAACCGATGCAACAGATTTAAAAGCTGGAAGAATATGGCAAATGGAAAGAGGTAAATTTTATTCATCCAAGAAAACACCAAGTGAATGGAAAGAATGAGCCTGTGATTTTAGTGTAAAATCAGTTAAATTTATCAAGTAACAATGTTATATTTAACAAAATAAAAAAAAGACTCTTAGCTATTTTATTCTTTTTTATTCATAGCTCATGCAAGAAAAAGTTTATTGAAAAAGAGGAGTTTCAGTAATAGGATATGGAATCCTGATTTTTATTCTCATAATCTTTTGTATTTCTATTGAGATTGAGGATAAAACTCCACTTTATGTTATAGTTGGTATTGTTGTTGCTGTATTAGCTTCAAAGGCTGCTAGTCTTTTACAAGAAAAGCTCATTTTAGGTCAACATTCAGTGATCGTCAAAAAATGATGGATCATGAAAACTTCAGAGGAAGTAAGGTATGAAAAGATCAATAATATCAAGCTTTCTAGTTTTGAGACTTTGGAAATCATAACAGGGAATGACCATCCTGTGAGGTTTAGATGGCTGGATAAATGTTGAGAAGTTAAGAAACTTCTAGACCAAAAAATCACAATAAAAGGGGGTAATGCTGAAACTATTATTGCTGATAGTTCAGATAGTTTGGACAAGATAGCGAAACTTTCAAAACTTTACAAGGAGGGAATCCTTACCGAAGAAGAGTTTACAAGCAAGAAAAAAGAATTACTCAAGAATACCAACTAAAACGGCAAAATTTGCCGCTTTTTTAACGGTTTGTTTGTAAATTTGAATAAATTAAATACGAAGGAAGTAGTTTTACTTCCTTTTTTTTGAAATTATGAAAAATTCACCACTTGAGAGAAAGACCTTCTCAGTCCTTTTATCTCTGCCAAGATGTCGACCTTTAAGTTGAAGAAAGATAGAGTATATCCAAGTCCAACAGGCAAGTATTATGCAGACGATAGCCTATTTTAGAAAAGTTGAGGAAAACGATCCAGCTACTGTTATTGTAGATCTTTTGGAGAGGATGAGAGCAAAAAACTTCTCTCAGAGACAAAGAAAGTTCCTCCTTCAGCAGGGAGCTGAATTACAAAAGGTTCGGAACCAGACCTATCTTTATGGTGTCGGTGATAATAAAAGTTTCCCTCTAGTAGGAGGAGAAAAAAGCTCCAGCTGGAGTCCAGAGGGAGCCTTTTTCGTTACTTTGTCTAAGGAAATTGCCACACCAGTCTCCATGATCCTTAATGAGATGACCTGGGAGCAGGTGCGAGAATTGGTTGTTGGTTTGAATTGGAATGCAAATATGCTAACCGAAGAGGGGAAAATAAGAAATCAGAGCTACCAATACCAAGAAAAATTCGAGAAAGAAAATGATATGGATGCTCTCAGAGAAGCTTTGAAGGATTAGTAAAAATTATCTACTAAGACGGATTAAAAATAGGAGGATGAGTACGAGAGCTCCTAGGATCAAAATCATAAACAAAAAACCAATCAAAATCGCAAGAAGAGTACGGAGAAAATCGCTCCTCATTGGAGGAAGAAAATGTTCTCCAATGTTCATAAGGATGTAGGTAATAACAAAATCCGTCATCAATACTCTTTAGGATCTAAAACATCCCAATTATACATAAAAAAAATACTGAAATCAAGACTTTTATACCTTAAACAACAAGAATTATGAAGCCACTAGTATGGAAAGTAATGTTAGATGACACCGATTTTGTCAAAAAGATTAAGGAAGCTCAGGAATTTGCTAGAGATACAGGTAAAAAACTTAATACGAAATATCTCCTAGAACTAGAATTTAATAAAGTTCAAGCAGATAACAAGGTTCAAGAACTAAGGAACATGCTCAAGAGCAAAGACCTTGATACTGCGAGAAGAATGATTCTTGAAATAGATCTCAACAGAGCAAAAAAACAGGCCTCTGAAGCAGGCCGTTTGCTTAATAATTATTTGAATACATGAGATGCAGCGACTTCTAGACTTTCTGCTAAGTTTGGAGCTTTAGGAGAAAAAGCGCTGTCTGTTAGTAAGGCTATTTGATTATGGGTTTGAAGTGCGATAGGAAATAGGATTGTAGATTTAGGGAAGCGTGTGATTCAACTTGCAGATAATTATGAACAAGCAAAAAACTCTTTTACTACGATGCTTGGTTCTGCAGATAAAGCAGAGAGCATGCTTTCAAAGCTTTCCTCATTTGCCAAACAAACTCCTTTTGAACTGACAGATGTTAGAGAAAATGCTAAGCAGCTCCTTGCAATGGGAATTTCTGCAGATCATATTATCCCAACGATGAAGGCTTTAGGGGATGTAAGTGCTGGACTTGGTGTTCCTATGGAAAGGCTCGCCTTAAATTATGGACAGGTAATAACTAAGGGGAAACTCGCAGGGCAAGAGCTCAAAGATTTTACAACTGCAGGAGTTCCTCTTTTGGATGAATTGAGCAAGAATCTAGGAAAGTCAAAGACGGAAGTCCAAGATATGATCTCAAAAGGTCAGATTTCTGCTGATATGGTTACAGAAGCTTTTAGGACGATGACAAGTGAAGGAGGAAGATTTGCTGATCTGATGGCGAAACAGTCTGGAACTTTGAGTGGGATGCGATCAAACTTTTCTGACACTTTGGCAGGAATTGGTGAAAAAATTTGACTCTTCCTTCTTCCATGATTGAAGGAAAGTGTTGATTGGATTTCAAAACTTTTCAGTAGGCCTGAGAATACAATGGAGGAAGAAATAGAGAGATTGGATGACTCACTCAGAGAATCTCAAAAAGTATTGAATGGAGCTAGAGAAGAACTCAATAAGCTTAATAATGATTTGAGGAACGGAAAAATTTCTGCAACAGATTATAATACAGAGTTTGATAGACTTACGGGAATTATTTCGGTGGTAGAACAAGATATTGCTAAGACTAATGCAAAAATAAAGGAACAGAATAACCTTCTTGATATTGCGACAGATATTGCACAGGAACATACCGAAACTCTCCAGGGATTAGAGGGGCAACAGAATGCTGTTTGAGCTCAGGTTCAGCAACTAGAAGAAAAATATAGGCAAGGACTCATTACTGAAGAACAATATCTTGATCAGAAAAAAGCTCTTTGGCAAGAATATTGAAACTTAGAACAGGCTATCAAAGAAGAGAATGAAGCTCATAAAAAGGAAAATGATCTCTATAGAATGCTCCAGGAATGAGGAATGAAGGCCGCTGATATTAAATCTACACTTGCTAATCTCAGAATCAATAACGGTGATGATATCAATGCCCTTGACTCAGAACAGAAGGCAGCAAATGCGACAGCAATGAGTTATATCGCCATGGCGAAAAGCAAGGCTCAAGCCGCAGTATTAGAAGCAAAAACAAAGCTAGGCAATCAACAAAAAGCAGATTCTTCATTTTGGGGATACCTCAAGAGAGGATGAACCTTTTCTGATGGAGTGTATGCAGAAACTCCAATGCAAAAAACCCTAAAAAATGAACTAAAAATCCAAGAGGAGTATTTGGCGGGAATAGAAAAAATAGAACAGGAACAGAACGCTTTTTTTTCAAAACCTTCTCAACCTAAAGCCTGAAATCCTGGATCCAATCCAGCAGGGAATGGAGGGAGCTGATGAAAATGAGCTGGATGATGAAGCAAATCCAGTTTAGTAACACAAAAAAAAGAAGAACTCAAGAAGCTTAGAGACTTGCAAATCCAAGAGATCCAACAGTCGGATAAATCAGAAAAAGAAAAATACAAGAACATCCTAGAAATCAATGAAGATTACAAGAAAAAATTAGTAGATTTAGAATGAAGGTCAGGTGATCAACTTGTAAAAAAAGCTCAGGAATCTGCCAAAGAGGAAGAAGAGGTTGTGAAGAAAAAGTATTCAGAGATCAATAAAGCTTTTGATAAATCTAGCCAATACCTAGAAAAATATGGAAAGCAATTAGAAGATCTCAAGAAAAAATGGACAGATACTCTCGATGGTGTAAAGAACGAATTGAGAGGGCTCAATCATGAGATGAAGGAGTTAGATCAGAACTATTATGCTGATATGGCTGAAAGATTTGTCCAGGTTCAAGAGGAACTCAAAAAAGATGGCCTTGAAGCTGAAGAGAGAAATAAACTTCAGGAAGAACTCACCTTTCTTATGGAGAAAACTACTGAAGAACAGAGAAAACAAGCAGAAGAGTCTGCAAAGTTGTCTCAGTCTCAGAAAAGAGAACTTGACTATCAAAAACAAAAAGCAGCTCTCCAGGAGAAAATCAATATTGCCAAGGCCTTCACTTCCCAGCAAGATTTTTGAGAAAGAAAATTAGAAATTTGAGAGAATGAGGATGGTAGCCTTAAGGCGAGTTATGTTGATGAAAAAGGAGAGATTCAAGAGGTCACTGATTACAAAAATATTCAATATCTAGCAGATCTGGCAAATAAACAAAAAGCTATGTCAGAAGAGCTTAAATTACTCAATGAAAATATTAAGGAACAGGCTAAAATTCATAAAGAGCTTATCGATGCAAAAGCGGAACTAGAGCAAAATTATACTAAAATTCTGGAAAAGGAAATTGAGGAAAGGAAAAAGAAAGAGACTGATTATGTTGATCATTATGAGAGGGAGAGCAGGAGACATGCGACTCTTGCTCAAGAACACGCTCAGAGCCTAAAAGTTGCTGCTGCGAGTATTGCTGCATCTAGGGCTATTATTGAAGGAGGAAGAGGATCTACAACCAATATCACAAATCATGCTGGGAATACTGTTAATCAAACCTACAATATCAATAATCCTAGTGATGCTTCAGCTGCGATCTTTAGAGCTGCTACAGACAGATTATTAAATTAAAATATCTACAGAAGTAGAAATCTTATAGAGAAAATAAAAAAACTCCTCAGAGCTACCAACTCATATTGAGGAGTTTAGAGAAGATTTTTAGCAAATGGATTATACCAAATGGAAAAGATTTATCAAGAGATTTTTAAGATGCTACCAAAGAATGTATTAAAAATCATTTTGGGGACGGTTTGAGTTCTCTATATCATATTTGCAATCCACGCATATTGCAATTTTTGGCGATGAACTACAGTGAAAGAGGTATCATTTTTTGGAATCTCTATGAAAAAATAAATCAGATTTTTATACTTTTACACTTACGAAAATGTTAGGAAAGAACCGAAAATATAAAGGCTTAGACTTCTCTGATGCTACCCAAAAACACCTTCAGCAGACTATGGGCTACAGCTTCCCTCTCCAGGAATACTCAGCAGATCTCTCCACAAGAACTGAGGAGCGAATCAATGCTAACTTTCACTGAGGAACACTTTCTCATAGCCTCTATGGTGTGAGATACATGAACTTTTCTTGAATTGGAATTTGAAGATCTAAGCAAGAGAGAGGAGAAGTCTTGAGGCTTTTAATGGATCAGCTCACTCTTCGTCACGGAGTGAAAAGTGATGAATACTTTGACCTCTCTCGAGAGACGGATGATGGCCAACCAAGAACCTGCAAGGCTAAGATCACTAAGCCTATAGAGACTAAACACGAGCTGACTTCCTATAAGTTTGAGTATTCCTTTCAGCTTGCTTGTCCTTCGGAAAAAATCTATGCTCCAACTCAGCAGCTGCAGAAAATCCCTAGAGGCTTTTTTGGAGGAACACCACTTGCTCAGCCTCTTCCTGTGGCGATTGGAAGCTTTGGAGGAGGTGGTAAGATCCTTAATGAAGGAAACTGGTATGCTCCGTTTAAGCTGCAGATTATCTGAACATGCACCAACCCCAAAATCTTCAACTTGGCAACAGGTGAAAGCATCAGAATACAGGCTACAACCACAAATCTTATCTTTGACAATCGTAACCTTAACTTCGAGGAGGGCAAGGATTGGATACTGGAAGATCTCGGCCAGGATATTAGCTCTAAGAGATCTACAGGAAAGGATCTCTATCTTGCTCCTGGAGAAAATCAGCTTGTTGTTATTACCGACAATCCTGATGAAGAGCCAGAAATTTTCGTTACCCGAAGATCTACTTTTAATTATTAAATCACAAACCTCATGTTAATGGCCAGACTTTATCCTCATATTTTTAGCAAGGAGATCCTTGCTCAGAGATCTATCACTTCTCAGATCTCTCTCGAACAAAAAATTGATGACTTTTGAATTGCTAAATGTGAAATTCCTCTTATTCCTGGACTCCAGGAAGACTGTAAAATAGAACTCTATGAAGTCTGAACTTGAGAAGATCTTCTAGTCTTCTCAGGATTTATTTACGAAACTAGTCCACTTCGAAAGAGGTGGGATATGTTAGAAATTACGGCCAGAGATTTTAAGGCCATCTTTCAAAAAAGAAAGGCTCTCACGAGCCGAAACTGGAAAGAAGGGGTTACTCTCGAGAAGGCCTTACAGGAACTCTTGGGGTATTATAATGAAAAATACCAGGAACAACGAACATGGTCTTGCTTCGATGCGACACTCAAGATTGAGGTTAAGCAAGGTGATACCTATGCAGATTTATTTGGAGAGATCTGCGAAAAACTGGAATGCTACCGAACAGTTACTGATGGTCAGGTAATTTTCAGAAAACAGCTCTGAAAAAAACTAGATACAACTCTCATGTATGATGGATCCGCCAGTAATCCTGGTAACATTACTGAGATCAGTTCTGTTGCTACAGCTACGGCTTGTAATATTGTCCTGGTGGAAGATAGTGAGTGAAAAAAAACCGTCAATGCTGACTTCTTTGATGGCATCGTCTCAGGGGTTGGAGAGGTTAGCGTTAGAAATGGAAACCTGGAGGAATCTGCTCAGCTCAAGGCTAAGAAGCTTTCCAAGAGACAAAGAACCTACCAAGTGTCCATAGCTGAAGGTAGTATCACCGCAGAGGTGGGAGACACACTGAATTTAGATGTCAGAAATACCAATCATTACTTCAATTTTCAGGGAGAAGTGATTGTCCAGGGGAAACAGATCTCTTATAATAATGCTACTAAGAGAGTTTCTTATACCCTAGGAGATGAGCTGGTGTATTCGTATGGCTTTCTTCAGCGACAAAAAAACCTGACTCAAGAAATCAGGCTTCTTAAACTTAAAAATCTGACTTAATTTGTCAGATTTTTTTTATAAAAAAAATCAGATTTTTTTGTTTTTTTTCTATAATAATAAAAGAGTGGTTGAAATATACCACCAAAATTTTATTTTCGTAAACTATATAAGAGTGAAAAACACTTCAAAAGAACCCTTAAGAGATGGGGTTCACTTTAGCTATTGGTCAAGGAATACCAAAAAAAACAAGAAATCAGGAAGAGATTCTGGATGGAATTTTTCCTTGCGAATTAGATGGTTTATTATAATCTTGTTCATGGTTTTTTTGTTAAATAGAGATCTCTTCTGGGAAATTATTCTGAGATGGATGAGCTAATTTAAATAAAGCAAAACACTAGTTATAAACTAATGTTTTGCTTTTTAAAAAAACACGGCCAGATTTGACCGTGCCTGGTATGTAAACACATCCTAGCTTTTATTCAATTTTACCACTAAATCTGAGAGCTCTCGCAATCATCAGACTTGCGTGATACCTCTTGACTGGTTCATCTAATCCAGCTTTGGACTTGATGATACCTTGATCCACGGCTATATCAGGAATGAGTTCCTCTTGGCTTGTTCTACCATACAAAGCAACAAAAATCATCTTGAGGAATCGTCTCTTTGTCAGAGGTCAATTCACTGAGCTGACAACTCCAAGCTCAAGAGCTTTCTGGATTGCTTTATTGTCATCAAACTCGTTGTGGAAAGCTCTCATAACCATAAGAACAGCGTGAAGCTTGATGAGACTCTCATTAGGGAGCTTACCGTTCCAGATATTCATCTCCACCATTTTTTCGCTGTCCTTGCTATCAACTACCACCTCAGGGCTTGCATTCTTTTTATCTATAATGGCAACGATAGAGTAAAGCCATTTTTGAAGACCAAAAGGGGTGTAAAAGAACCCCTTATCACCCCATCACTGAGTCCAAGAGTTTGGATGATAGTATTTTTCATTATCAATACCAGTCAGAGCAAACAAGTGCCCAGCATTTGCGTCCTTGTCAGGAGTCAATGTATGAGTAACTCCAGTCTGGTGCCATCTGATATACCTGGCACCTGTATAACACATATGCTTTTTACTGAGGGCTAGTCTCACTTCAGTTGGAGTGGAACAGAAGTAGTAGCCTTGGATATAACCGAGATCCTTCATCAATTTTAGAGCTCCAGACATACTCCAACCATTCTTCCCTCCGTCTGGAATGATTCAGTTTTTGATTGCCTCTTTCCAAATTTTCATAGCGTCAAGCTGAGTTTTGCTATCAAACCAGTCAGCCTCATTTTCGGCTTTGGTTATTCCAAAGACTGAGCAGGCTCACTCTGAGCCTTGATCAAGGATTGGAGTGTTATTATACACGATCTTCTCTGGAAGATCGGCTTCTCCTGTGTATTCCTCCATAACTGTAGCGTATCCAGGTATATGCAGATAGTCTTCAGGAGTAAATCATTCAGTATCGTTACTGATAACTTGGGTTGTTAATTCTTTTTCTTCCATTGTAATAATTAGTAAAGGTATAAAAATCTGAATTATTCAGCTTTATTTTTTGGATCTAATCTTGGCTTCATGATCTCTATAATTTTCTTGATCACTAATTCAAAAGCGTCAATCTCTGGCAAGCTTTTCCCTGTATTGATACAGTAGATATGCCCTACTATAGAATATCCTTCGGCGAAGATCAATATTCACATGATAGAATTGATGATAGGTGCAGTATTGGTAAATCCAGCTCATTTCATCACGATCACGACAATCAAAGGCAACAAAAACTTTGATACTTTTTTGAATACACCTTTTGTAGCAATACTGGATTTGACCTGTTCTCTATTGAGGAGGTAGGCATCTGTTACCCCTAAGATAAAGTCTAAAAATAGCACGATAGCAAAGATCGTCAACGCTTCTCAGCTAATACCTAGCCAGCTAATCAGTCCAGCAAGCCCAAGTCCTCCAAGGACTCCTTTAATTTCATTCATCTTTTTTATGTTCTAAAGAAGTAAAAGTAATAATTGATTCTCTGCAGTGATCTTTGTCTAGCTGATCCAGTACCCAAACCACCGCACGTCCAAGACAAGTCAGAGATCAGGTTTCTTGGTTTTTGCCCAATACTGAACTGATAGTCTCCTGCACTTTACCAAACTTGTATCAGCTCGAAGTAATCAAACAGCGATTGAAGAGATCACGGCACACGGAGTTTCCTATCTGGTCAATTCAGATAGCTACACTACGGAAGATCCCTCAGAGGTATCAGAGTCCCTTCTTGCTCGGAGAGTTTTTACCGGAGGGGGTAAAAAACCTGAATCAGATTTCTCCTATTGTTCGCAGTAGTCCCAGCGGTAGCAATACCACTGCCAAAGCTAGAGCTACGATCAGGAGAGCTAAGCTATGCAGTAGGCTTCTCATTTTTCGGCTTAGAAAATAAAGCATCCACCTCAGGCGGGAATTGTACTCAAGCCTCTTTTCGCTCCTTGTATTCTTCTGCAGTAACATACTGAGCAATATCGTTGATGTCAATATTTCCGAGATGAATTACCCCATCTCTTGTGAACCTCTCAAGTCCATCATAGAACTTAATCATCAGATCAAGCTTGGTTGCAAGAGATTGGGACTTAAAGAGAGCCATCTGAGGTATGAGAATTGATACAATCACAGTAGGTATCCTGAGTTCTTTGATCTCATCCGCGGTAGGTTCTCTGTATTCAATATGACAATTAGGGTAGGTATGAAGTCTGCGTGGGTCAGCTCGGAATTTTGTTCCGTCTGGGTGAGTTCATATTGGGGTTATCATGGTTTAAGGTATAAGATATAAAACTAAGCTCAATAGACTGGAAATTTATAGGTCTTACCGTCCTTCCCTATGATGGAGAAGAATGCTACAGCATTACCCAGTGTTAATCTCCCAGTTGTTGCACTTGAAGTTGGTGTTGTATCTATCTGATCTCAGACGAATATATTATTATGTAGTCAATATATTGTGCATTCTACAACCTCTCCAACATTTTTTATCTCCTTAGGATGAAGGATTTTAGGACACGGTTTTTTTAGTCTACGATAGACTGTAATATTAACTCCTGAGGCAACTCTTACTCTGATCTGGATTCTAATAGTATCTCATTTTTTCGCGGAAAGCTCTACGCTTCCAGAAGCTCCGTATCACATAGATCATATTTGAGTTCCACCATTATAGAAATAAACCCACTCTATCTCTCGTCATGTAGAGTGGATAGCAATTTTCTGGTTGTCCTCAGTCAAAGTAAAGTAGTGTTCATAAGAACTGCTCCCAGTTAAGTTAATTACTTCCAAAACTGTCTCCTTGGTAGCATCACTCCTTTTTGCTAGGCAATAATCTAGGAACATAGAGCTCTCACAATATGGCATATAGTCTGTTCTGACCCTGGAAGTATCGTTTACCTGGACCGCACAAAATGCGTCAGACCATTCGCCTGAGCAGGCAATCTGATAAAAATCAGCATTATGATATACGCTACCTTGACACTTAATAACAACGGAATAGAGCTCTCCTCTTGCTAACAATGGACTTCTATCCAAGGTTGCCGTGAATTCTTTTCGGCTGGTAGTAATCTGATTTGCTTGAATAGTAGCAGTCGCTAGCACCTCTCCACCATACCGATATACAATATCTCCACTCTCTACTTTTACACCTTTTCTGACTTCTATCGTAACATTAGAGGTTGGATTTCAGGTTTTTTTTAGTTTGACTTTGATTTTGTTGTCTGTATGTCCGCTAGATATTCTTTGTATATGTAGTTCTTTATTTGCTGCAGTTTCTCCAAAATTAAGAGGAATATCGGAATCTATGGCAAGTGGAAGATACGTCCTTGTCAATAAATCAGAAGCTTTATATTTTTCTCCTATGATTTCCTTGAGAGATAGGTGATCAGGAGTACCAGCCTCTTCTAGCTTCCCTACCTTCTCTTCAGCTTGGGATACCTTCTCCTCTAGGGTGGTGGTTCTCTTTGCTACGGAGTCCAAAGCAGGAATACTGATCTCCTTCCTGTGATCTACCACCTCTCCACTAGAGATCTCATATAGCTTCAAAAAATTCTCATGACTTGGCCGCTCAGGTGTTGCCTTGATTTCTCCAATATCAAATCCCTTTGCAAAGTTCGTGCTTCCTGGTTGATCTGCAATCAAAGTTGGATCTACAATCAGACTTTCTTTGATTTCAATATAAATCTTTGTTCCCTCTACAGTCTGGAGATTTTCAAGCTTTCCTGTAAACTGAAATTGAGCAAGAAAAGTCTGGTTTTGAATGGGGTAAGAAGTTGGCCTCTTGCAGAGGATCACCGCTTCAGCAATTTCAGATCCAGCAGAGAGTTCTCCTTTACTTTTATCAAAAACAAAATCTGACTTCTTCAGCAGTCCACCTTTATTACCTAGTACCCACTTTCGGAGCATTGAGTAGTCATAGTCTGAATTGAGCTGAGTTTTATTAGAATCTATCATTGAGGTTCTTCTAATGCTTGCCATCATCATGTATAGAAAATAAATCCTTTTTTCCGTGATAATAAAAAAAAGCTCTTTTGCAAATAAAGAGCTTAAAATGCGGCAAATTTTGCCGTTTTTGATAAAAAAGATTTACTTCTAATTTTTATCAGTATCAATTTTTTCCTTCCATCTTAGGATAGTATCTTTTCGTTTCCCGTTTATTCCAATTCTTTGTTTTTCTGGGAAGGTAAGTCCATCTATCTTAGCAATATCTTCTAGACAGTTTAAGAGTTCATGGAAAAGACCATCAGCAAATCCCTGATTTTCAATTTTTAAAAAGAGATAAATCAAACAAATATATGCGGTAAGAGAATTGATCGAAGCTTTAATGTAGGGAAGTTTAATCTTTGGGAGCAATCTCATGCTTCGCGATATTTCAGAATGAGCAACTCTATTTCTGAGTCTACAAAGTCAATGGAGCCATCATAAAAATTGACGATAATAAATACCTTCTCAGAAATCAAACATTTTGTAAAACTCAGTATTTATTTCTTGTTTTGTATGAGCAAAAAAATCAGAGAATGGTCAGAATGAAGCTACTTCTACAATATGCCAGAGTGGAAAGGGCTCGTTTTCTCAGTATTTTTCTTTATAGTTTGTTAGAATATGAGATTTTTTATTATTTAGGATAATATCAGTGACGAGGTCATCACAATTTTTGAAGAGATTTGTTTGATCTAAATACCAGAAGGGAGATCAATACTTCTCACAAGTGATATGGATAAATTTAGCTTTTAAAAATACCTCAATATGGAGGAGTAACCAAATTAAAAATGATTGCAGGTTTCTATCTTGACGATAGAGATTGATAACATTATCAAAAGGAATATCTTTCTTTTGAACTTTATCCTCTTTTTTGTCTGGGTCAAAAAAACTTTTCATATAAGAGGAAACATGATAGTATCCAGTATTTTCAAGAAAACTCTTAATTAGTCCTTCCTCTCTTGGAGTAATTATAAATCACTTTTCTTTCAGCTTCTCTAGCAGCTCTGCTATCGTTTTTACTGGTTTGGTGTACATAAAAATTTGCTTTAGAATAAAGAAAAAGGGATGGACAGAGCCACCCCTAAGAAGAGCCCATAAGTATTGCTACTCGCCCCTTCATTGCACTTACTAGTATAGTCAAAAACACTAAAAATGCAAGACTTTTGTCAATAAAAAAAGCAAGATTTTAATCTTGCTTCTTCATTGGGTTTCTAATCGGTTGGCTTTGTTCGGATCCATGCACCATTATCATTAGATGCAAAACTAAATGGACTGTTTCCAACCCCTCCATTTCTCTTCACATTGAGAAATGAGAGGACAATACTACCGGTAAGATTAGTATCTACTAGATAAAATTTTTCAGGCTTTGGAGCTCCTACCTGAGGGATAGTCTCAATAATCAAAGCCAATCTTGGAGCATCTCAATCTTGGAGCTTTTGCCCAAGGATTTTTCTCTTTCCAGTGGTGTCGTCCACCTCGGCGAGTCCCATAAGGGTTTTTAATACTGCTGGCTCAAACATCTCAAACCAGTTTCCCTTCACGGTAAAGGATGGAGCTTGAGATCTATAGATTACTCCATTATCATCCACCTTTTGTGGGTCAGATTCACCTACTCCAATTTCAATCTGTAGATCAGTAAGACTCGCCATTCTTTGCTTTGTTAAAGCTTCAATAGCGGAAATAACTGCAGGTGCATTAGTAAGATCTACTGCGACTTCTGGAATTGTAGAATCCATAGGAGCCACAAAGAGTTTAGCTGCTCTATAGGCAAGAGCATTTTTGTTAGTTGCTGCCATAGTAATTATTCAGTTTCTAAAGTAAAAATGTAGCCAAAAGGCTTTAGAAGCTCTTTTATGTCCTCAGTAGCTTCGATCTGAGTTCCTGCTTTATGCAGTTCTCCTTTGATGATTGTATCTCTTTTCAGGACGATCACTTCAGGAGTTGATTCGGTTTTGCCCATTATATCATGTAGCGAATATAAAAATCTTTAACTCTGATATTTCTTCCTTTTTCATCCACCATACCAGGAGAGCCTCCAGCTTCAGTGATACTATAGACCTCAGCTCAGAGGTCAGTATTTTCGCTGCAGAGGAGCTCAGCAAAACCCTCCAGGAGAAGGAAAAGCTGATTGTCTGAGACTTTACTTCCCCCAGCTGAGAGTTGGCACCTCAAGATAGCGATCTTGCTCACTTCAGATTCTACCGTTGACGGCAGAATTGAGCATTGCAAGACCATTGCTTTTGGCTCTTGTATTGGAGCCTCAGCGAGGATCTTTGCTCTCTTGAGTGGCTCTAGGAGTGGACTACTCGTGGACTGGATCAGGCTCTGGATTTTTCCCAAAAGCTCTTTTATATCTATGATCATTCGCTGTTTAGTTCATCAATTAAAGTATCAAAGGCCTCCATGATAATCTCCTCGCCCTTCTCTATGAGTTCCGCATTTGTCCTGGCAACCATTCCAGCTCCCACACCTTTATAGAAGGCTTTTCCTTTGGGTTTGTGGTAGGTGTATTCTTTGCCGTGTACTCCATATTCTACATAGATAGCATAGGGAGTCTCGTTCTTGATTTCACCAATCACACTTTCTCACTCTCTCCTTGTTGGGAGTTTTTCCATATTCCCAACAAGTGTTTTGGTATCTTCAGGAGTTTTTTCTTCTATCAGCTCTTTTGCGAGATCTGTCAGTTTATCTACCGTAGCAAAAGTCACTTCCGAAACCTTATCTTCATAACTCATTACTATGTTTTCTGACAAGTAAAGTCATACTTTCTACGACTCCATTGGGGAGACGATAGACCTCTGGAGCTCTCAAGAGCTGAAAGATCCCAATACTTCCCAAATCAGGATCCTTCAACTCAATCTTTGCTCAGTTTTTAATTCCTGGATAAAATCCTTCCAAAACCACGGTTAGCTTTCAGTTTTCTTCTTCTTGTGCAATATTTCCTTGCCCAAGCTGCAGACCATACTTCTCATCAAAGAAATCACACTCCAAATCTTCATAGAGTAGCGTATCTTTCGCCACTTCTCTGAAGTTTTCAGTTACGATTTCTCTCTGATAGATACTGCATTTTTTGTCATAGAACATTGCCCTGAAAAAAAAGAATTAAAGTTGGTATTTATGGATGGTTTGCATGACCTGTTCTCTCACGGGTGAGTTTTCTCTGAAGCTGATTGTCCTAGGTCACATCTTGTAAGACGCAACATTACTTCCGAAACCTTGACCAATCATCAGAGCCTGCTCAGTTGCATAGGAGATCATGGCATCCTTCAGATCCTCAGGGAGTTCTTCTGTAGCATACCCACTTGTGATTTTTAAGGTCATTACTGGATAGAAGTTCACCTTCCCCTCGAACAAAAGCACATCCTTTTTATCTCAAATCGTCTTTATTGTGAGTAGTTCTCCTTGCTCATTTTTAGCAGAGGCGATATTGAGAAGCGAGGTATTGACTTGATACCATGTCCCCCTTTGCCAGATTTGATGCAGAAGAAAACTCACTTCTCTTTCCTTTTTTTCCAAAGGAAGCAATCCACAAAAGAGTCTTTCCGTAGAGTCAACGACTGCTTTTAGGGTCTCATCTTTGACTTTTGGACAAAAAGGCTTGATTTCATCTTTAGATATGAAGGTCATTATCAGAGAGATAAAGAGTAAATTATTCAGCATTTGGGACTTCTATTCCATTGGCTTCAGCTAGAGCGATGAAATCAGCTTTCTTGCTAGTGCCTTTAGGAATTTCAACCCCCTTATTTTTGAGGAGTTCCACGAGTTGTGGCACGGTCACTTTCTCCCATGGAGAATTTTGACTAGGTTCCTCTACTTGAGAAGATCCTATGCTTGCGACTGCATCTTCAACCGTTAATGGAATCTCCTTGAAAAGATGAGAGGGGAGTCTAATCTGACTCACCAACTCGTCTCCTGGTTCCAGCTCAACTGCTGGAGCATATGGAACAGCACTCACTTTCGTGGGATGCTGCCCAATATACTGGTATTTCCTTAGTAAGACTACACTCATTTTTTACAAATCGTTAGAAGATAAAAGACTATTGGCAGTTGTATCCTACCGCTACAAAGTTTTTACCTTCAATCTTATCGTTAATATGAGCCATTCCCCATCTTGCCAAAGCTTCCAAGATAGTTGAAACTGCGAAGTCAGCATCATCATTTGTCTTAATTTCTCCAAATGATCCAGACTGAATCACTCTAGGATCTACTGCAATAACCGTTCCCTGAGTATTCTTAGACTTGGTCTTAGATACTTTTCCATCAGCATCAGTCAGAGGCAAAATATCGTAGCTTGTACAGAAGACATACGATCCTGCTCCAATATCAATTACCCCCTTGGAAATAGTTGAAACTTGTCCATTTTTAGAAGCATTTTTGAAGTCCTCAGTCTTTCTAAAGGCGTTGTAGGCCTTACTATTCATCAAGTAAAACATTGCTCCAGGAGTAGATGCAGAAGTTACCAATGCACTGAGGTCAAAGAGTGAGTTCATGTCAGTAATTGTTCCGACATTAAGACTAGATTTTTCTCCACCATGGAGCCCAATTGCTCTGAGCCCTTTACCAAAGTTGTATCTAGCATTGGTCGCATAGTCAGACAGAGTGCTTACATCGTCCTCCTTCAGATTTACATTTCCATTTTTAGTATCATCTGAGTTTACGATAGCAATTGCAACCGTCTTAAGGATTGCTCTCTTAAGCCTCGCCAAGAACAAAGCCTCTAGCTCAATGATGCTATAAGCCAAAAGATCTGCAGACAATACGATATTGCTATAGATCGTATTTGCCTTAATCTCTACGCTAGCTGAGTTTGCATCTTGCAATCCCTCCTTTGCCTCTCTAAATTTAGAAGTTGGAGTTGATTCGGTTTTTACGATAGCTTCTCCTTCCGTTCCAATGATAGGGATTTTAGTCACCTGACTTGCAAGTGCCTGAGCAAAAGGATTAAACATTTTTAAGAAGTTTAACTCTGCGTCATCTGAAAGGTCAATCAGTGAAGCAACCGTTACGCTCTCAGGCACAAATTCAGCAGCTGCTCCAGCTTTACTGGTTACATTAGTTACCGAATTTTTTCTGAGAGTCTTTGCTTCCTCAAGCTCGTTATTGAGCTTCTGTTCAATTTCCTCGTCTGAAAGTTCCTGCTTTACGAGGTTGTTATATCTCGTTACCAAAGCAAGTTGTCTCATGTCCAAATCCTTAAAGTTTTTATTCAAAAGATTTGTTCTAATCATTTCTAAGATATTCATGTTTCTTACACAAAAAAAAGAATAAAAGTCAGACTTATTGTCTGAGGATCCTAGCAACATTTGCCTTGAGCTGTTCTAATCTCTTAGCGTCAGTTCTATTCTCCTTGAGATCTGTTGGTTTACAGATCTTTTTGTTAGTGAAGTAGTCAAGCCTCTCTTGCAGTTCAGCTTTCTCAGTTTTGAGTGTCTGATTTTCTGCTTGCAAAGTCTCAATCTGCTTCTTTAGGACAATCTCATTCGCCTTCAAATTCACGAGCTCCTGAGAGCTGTTGGTTTGTGGCTCTGGATTGTCTGGAGGTGTTTGCTCATTTTCAGAGCCTTCCCCTTCCTGTTCCTCGTCTCCTTCATTTTCAGAAGGATCAGATTCTTTTTCTCCATCGTCCTCATTCTCAGAGTCTTTAGGAGGAGTATCATCATCGGCTTCGGGAGTTCCACCCTCATTTTTCAGATGGTTTTCGCCGTCTTGATCTGATTTTTCTTCCTGATTTTCCCCTTCAGGAGATTCAGGATCATCTTGTTCTACAGCTTCATTCAGTTGCTCAGGACTGAAGTCCTCTTTGGCTTCTTCCATGCTATTTTTGATTACCTTAACCTCTGCATTTGCATTAGATCCAAGGGTTACTACTGACCATTCAATCAACTGCACTTCTCTATGTCTTTCCTGGTATTCAGCAATTTTATTCTGAAGTGCATCTCGGATGTAGCCAAAGTTTCTGCCCTCGTCAATGAGCTTATCTACTAGAGTATCAAGCATTTCATTGTATGCTTCATAAGTTAGCTCCTCACCAGTCTCACGATGCCTGTATACGATTACAAGAGGAATATGCCCAGTGCTAATATCGCTTGTAAGCCCTCTTGATAACCTCTTATCAGTATAGTCATCGTAAGCGTATCCAGTAGCTCCGAGATACTTTCTTCCCTTATCATCAGTTTTGATCTCTATGCTGAGTGTCTTTCCGATAGGCTCGTTTATATTGTGCTGATAGAGCACTTTCCCTCCATATTCATTGAAGAACTTCGTAAGTCCTCAGGATTTATTCCAAGCCTCTAGCTCAATGACATAGCCATTGTGATTTTCTGACTCATCAGAAATCTCAGCTTCTAAATAAATTGCTCCTTCAGGTATTCACTCAGGTTTAGAGCTGTTTTCTACTGCAGTGACTTTCCCCCTGGAGAAGCCACCATGCTCATTGATATAGGCTTTGAGCTCCTTTTTATTCATCGCCTTTACTTCTTCAGCAGGACGAAGATTGAAGGTGTGTCCGCTATGATTGCGGAGGAGTTGGAGTAATTCAGATTTTTTCATCTTAATTATTGATTATTAACTAAATCAGATACTTGCTCTTTGGTTACAATCTCTCTTTGTTCAGCCTTGAAGAAGTTATCAAGGACTTGTTGAGGATCTGTAATATAGGTTGGTACAAAGCGAAAGTGCATATTTTCAGGCATTTCATAGACGAGCTCAGAGAACTCTCTGCGGAGATCGTTTGCCAATCTCTCTGCATGCCTCTTGATCTTCGCATTCACGGAGTTCATCACGGCTTTTAGTTCAGCTTGGCTACCTCAGTTTCTCATGTATCCAAGCCCTCTCATATCTAACCCAATACTCATACTCAGCATATTAGAGTTGTATTCCCTTGCCTCTAGCCCTGAGATAATTCCCTGAGAGCTATCAATGACCGTGATATTCTCAATTCCATTGGCCGCCAGAGGTTGGCCTTTATTTTCTAGGCCTCAATACTTGAGGATTAGACTCTTTTCAAAAGCTTCTAAGTTTGATTTTGTCAGGTTATTATTCATAGCAAAGACGATATTTGGAAGAGCAGAATTTTTATAGAACACAATCCCTTCTTGCCTAGAAGCCTGATCTAAAATCGCATCATCTATCGCTCCATTGAATTTGGCAATACCATATCACCTTCTATTGACTGATGGCTTATAAAGTGTCTTAACATAGCTTTCTAGTTTTTGTCAGTTGTGATAGAGGATTTCGTCTCCATCCTTTCCGTACTGGATACTAATTCTTCTAGGGTCTAAGAGTTCCACTCTTTCAGCATAGCCTTTGTCTGATACCTTGATTGGAGCAAGTATTTTCATTCAGCAGCAGACCTCATACAGGATGGAAAAGTAAATATAGCTAGAGAAGTTATCATTCCCAAAGATTGCCTTAGCATCACGGAGGATCTGTTTTGCTAGTCAGCTTTTAATTTCTTTTCCCTGGTCGTCTACAATATCCACATACTGGATTGCTTCATGGAGCATGTCAATGCTCCTGGAGATCACTGTATTTTTTTCTCCAATACTTAGTGTAGTGGAGTAAGAATGAAATCAACTCTGGAGAAAGGCCTTAAGCTGAGCCGTTCAAAGATTGGTCGTGCTACTGAAGTATGGCATCGTTCCACTGATTGAGTTGTCTCTTTTCCCCTTCAGAAAGCTATTGATTGAGTTTCTTATGGTATCTACAAGTCCCATCTTCAGCATAAAAAAATAAACATAGCTTTTTCATAACGGATTTTTTCAAAAATGCAAACAAACCGTTAAAAAAGCGGCAAATTTTGCCGTTTTAGTCAGATTTCTTTCTTTTTTTTACGATTGTCCAGAAAACCAAAACCTAAAAGCCTCAGTCCTCAACGAATAAACAAAAGCATCCACAAGATCATCTCTGTTCCCTTCTTCTCCAGTGAAATCCAAGAGCTGAGAAATAACCCCCTCTGTCCCACCATTCACAAAAAATATTTCTCCATTCTGGATAGCGAGTTCATGTTCTTTCAGTCTCGTCACTTTGTCTTTATTTGCCGAAACAATATCCACCGCCATTTCTTGTTCCTTCAGTTGTTCTCAGAGGATTTGCCCTCAGTTGTTGGATTCTATAATAATCCTAGAGACTCAGTATTCCTCATAACACCTTTTGGTAACAGCTACGAAATTCTTCTGATTTTTATCCTCCCCTTCGAGAGCAATGGATTTCAAGACATATTTGTGGGACTTGGTAGTTCCATCTTGCAGGGTGATCCTCTGATGGCCAGTAACCACAATTCCTATTGCATCACTCGTAGTCCTTTTTGAGAATGCAGGATCTATTCAAATTTGCACAAAGTCAAATTTTGGGAGTTGGTCAGCAGTGATTTTTTGTCCCATGATCCACTCAGCTTTTACAAACTTTTGAGCACCCATCTCAGGAATACCAAGATAGTTCTGATTAAATCCACTTTTTAGGTCAGTCCTTAAAATTTCTAGGGCAATCACACCTTCATCCACAGGAACTCCTTGATTAAGTTTTTGAGCCTCAGCAATGGTTTCAACATACCTGGATCGCTGGATTTTTCCTGATCTTGTTCCAGCAGATCAATACACAAAGTTAGAAAACTGACGCCGTTTGGGATTTTCTTTGTATTGTTCTCTAATCCTTACCCCTCTTCAGTCCATACGGATAACATTCCCTAGATAGATGATCTGAGCCCAATGCACAAGCCCACCAAATACCTCGTTTTGAAGGAAAAACATATCTTTATCAATCAAGGCGGTATTCTTTGTGTTGTCTGCGTTATCAATATCATCCAGCATTAGATGATCTGGTCTACGGACTCCCTTTTTAGGATGGCGGAACTGTTCACCTCTGACTGACTCTCCCATTCCAAAAGCTTTGACTTTCACAAAGTTAGAGGTTACAAATTCGCTTACTCCTGTTTCAGGAATGATCTCATCTTTGTCATAGACCGCTTTCCTTTTGGAAAAAAGAAGTCAAAAATCTCCTATGATTTTTTTGTTCAAGGAGAGTTCAGCTGCAAGCATTTTATTAAAGGCAGTTGCTTTCGTTTTATTGTAGCATATATTGCAGATAAAGTCTGCTTTTTTATAGCAGATTTTCCAGCATTCCAGGGCGAGTCATAAAAAGGTGGATTTTGCTGATTCTCTTTGTCCCTCTACGTACATGGAGAGTCAGCTTTGAGCTGATTTGAACCACTGGAAATGATAAGGAGCAAGTTGTGGATACCTGATTGAATTTTCAAAATAATATATCACAAAATGATAAAAGCTCTTTTCACAAAGAGCTATTCTAGTTGCCTTGTTTTTTAGCAATTCTTTTTCCTCTATCAGGAGATCGGAAGACTTTGATTTGGTCATCTGAAATCATTCTGAGTTGAACTAAATCTCTACTAATTCTGGATTTACGAGAGCGAAGTGTTCTTTCGCCTCTAAACCCTAACTCTTGCTGAAGCCTTACTGCATCCTTGATATTCTCAAAAAAATACTTTTTGATAAATAAGGCTAGTTTGTACTCTCTGCGTTCGGTGTAATAATCATACAAATCTTCATAGATCCTTTGCCTAGTCATCCTCTCCATTGCTTTGGTAGTTACGAGCTAAAAGCTTATCTATCCTCTCCATTTGCTCCTCAGTCACTTCAGGAGTTACCGTTGCAACCTTGATCACCTCAGAGAGTCCAAACTGAGCTCCTAGAAGTTTGACTACATTTGCATTGAAAGTTCAGTTTAAACCTCATTTTAGGAGAATATAATACTGAATTTGCTTACACATCTCACAAGCACGAGCAAACTCAGGAAACATATTCACCCAATCTTGTCTCGTCCTCTCTAGTATCTCGTGCATTGTACTTCGTTCCTCAAAAGTCGGGAAATCTGCGAGAATTTTCGTGATTTTCTCAGACTTCAAGCCTCCATGCTCATATCCATCCGGTGTTTCCCAGGATGCATCTTCAGAAGGCTGGTAATAACTACGATTTGTCAGGATTTTGTCTTTTTTTTGTTTGAACCAAGCAACGATGTTTGTGCAATACTTCTCTTCATAGAGGCTATCTACTCAGCATTTGCAAAAGCCTTTCTCTCTCTCAGGATTTCCAGTTCTGAGAATGTCAGGCATTTTAGGCTTGTTGCACTTTTCACAAAAAACGACCTTATCTCCAAGCACGGCTTGAGCTCTCTTGGTTGCTCTTTCAAGGTCAGTTTCCTTTCTGGATTTATTGGCTTTATTCTTCCATGTACTGGCAGTAGTGGTTTTCTTAGGCATAGAAGGAGGAAGAAAAAAATAAAAAAATCTGAATTATTTTTGCTTTTTACCTGAGGATTTTGTTCGTTTTCTCCTGGACTTTACCCCTCAGGTTTGAGCTCTGGTATTTTGGCTTTTAGATTGAAGTTTACCCTCCGTTTTGCTTTTTGCTAACTCTGAGGCTTTTGCTGCTCAGATATGAGCGACTTTAATTGCTGCTTGAGTCAGCTTCTTAACTTCTTTTTGACTCTGCTCCTGGGAACGAGTACAGGAAATACAAAGCGATCTACTCCAAAAAACAGGGATCCCACCTCAGCACTGAGGGCAGATTCTTACTTTGGGTTTAACTTCAGCCATTAGATTTAAGAAAATAAAATAAAAATCTGATCTTATCTTTGGCTCCATCTCTGCCAAGATAAGTCTTTTTTCTTCTCTCTACTCCAGTCTGGATGCTGAGCGAAGAGTGCATCATTGAGAGTTTTGTATTTTTCGTATATTTCAACAAAAAAACTGGATCAAAAGCGGACTTTTACTCCTTTTTTACTATCTTCTGCAAGCTGTTCAAGTTTGCCCACCTTTTCCGCTCCAATTCTCTTGATTAGCTCTGCCCTATACTTAGCTTTTTCTGTATCAGCTTTTTGGTCGCCCATTGACATGATTTTGTTGCTACCAGGGAATTGCGGCCAAACATTATCAAGATTAAAGCAAGTAATGTTAATGCTGGCAGAAATATAGTGTCCTCCTTGGGTTTCCCTCCAGTGTACAAGTTGGCCTGTTGTGATCTCTCTCACGAGGCCATTTTCATTAGCTCTAGAAATTTTAGAATAAAGCTGAAATTCCTGCTTAGCCTTGCTTTTTGTGATGGTTTTTGTCAGATTATTATTTCCGACATCCACTTTCTTTTTGACTTTCCTTCAATTTTTAGCAATCACAAAACCAGACTTTTCTTGCTCCTGAAAAGCTTTAATTGCCTTCTTTTTTTCTCTCTCTATCTTGTTTGAGTTTGCTATTTTATATCTCTCAATCTTGGCTTCATAACTATATAAAATACCTGTTTTTGGATTGATTTTATCCAGGTATTTTTGAGATTGTGCTTTGTAATAGTTCTTGTTGGACTGCTCGTTCTTAATTCTTCTCTGTTCAAAAAAGTATTCAATTTCTTTTATGCTTCAGAATTTTTTTGTTGCCATAACAAAAAAATCTCACTATCTAAATAGTGAGTCTATACACAAGAAAAAAGCTATCCTCAACAGTGAAAGTATAGCTTTTTTTAGCTTAAAATCAAGCTTTTCTGCTAACTTTTAGTTTGCGGATTTTATGTAAAATATATTTATTTCAAAATGTCAATATATAAAATTACTTCTGAAGATAGACGAGTGTATAGAGTAAATGCAATTTTTATTCTATACTAAAATACCCATGAAAATCAACGAAGCTATGCTTAAATTTTTAACCTTTGCAGAGCTCCTAGAAAGGAAGGCAGAGAGTACACTTGTTCAATACAGAACAGCTACAAGTAGATTTTGCTGATTCCTCGAACAAAAATATGGAGAGATTCCAGAACTGAGTACTATAGAACTAGAGGATATAATGGAATACTCAGCATATTTAGACAGCTTAGAAGTCCTTAGAGGCTACAGCAAGAAAAAAAGTGGAAAACTGAACCATAATACCAAAATCGCCCTTATCACTACAATTAGAACTTTTTTTAAACGATGCAAAACCTGTAAACTTAAATGTCTTGAATATGATATTATTCCACTTGCTAAGCAAGAAAGGAACGAGGTTTGTTACCTGACTCGTGAGGAAATTCTTGCATTCTTTGAAGTTTGTAAACAAGAGAAAAAAGAAACCATTGCTCTGAGAAATGAGCTATTTTTTAGACTGGCATATTTCACTGGACTTAGAAAATGAGAAATTTTAAATCTAACTTTTGACGAGCTTTTGAGCGGTCGTCAATTCCAGATTATCCAGAAATTTAATAGGAAAAGAACGGTTTTTTTTAACGAAGAATCAAAAATCCGTGAAATTGCTCTCCAGCTAAAAGCTTTATACCTTCTCAAGCCAGCTCATCAGGTTCACTATCACGAAGACAAAGACTATGTTTTTATCTGTTTGGACGATCCAAGGTGGGGTAAGAAGATGAAGAGAGGTGGAGCTAATGTGTTACTAGAAAGATATAGAGATAAATTAAACATCAAAAAGAAGGTTACTATCCACTCTTTCAGACATTCGTTTGCAACCACACTTTTGGAAAGAGGAGTAGATATTAGAGAGGTACAAGTCATGTTATGACACGCTACCATCACGAGTACTCAGGTTTATACTCATATCGCAGAAGAAAAACTCAAAAGAAATGTAAGTCATCTTAACTTGAACGAGTAAAAGTTTCCAGTGGTCATATTTAGAAAAAATAGTGTTTCCAAAAAAAACACTATTTTTCTCTTGCAATTTTATTTTTTCTGAATATAATTGCTCCTGATATATGAGACTGTTTAGTTCTCTCTGGTAATCATTTTAACGAATGTTTCAGTAGGTACCTCAACACTTCCGATAGCCTTCATTCTTTTCTTACCTTCTTTCTGCTTTTGGAGAAGTTTTCTTTTTCTACTTACATCTCCTCAGTAACATTTAGCAAGAACATCCTTTTTAATTGCAGAGATCGTCTCACGGGCAATGATTTTATTTCCAAGTCCTGCCTGGAGTGGAATCGCGAACAGATGCTTTGGAATCAGTGTTTTTAATTTTTCTACTGCTTCACGACCGAGATAATATGCCTTATCATAATGCACAACCCAAGTTAATGCCTCAACTTTCTCGTTATTGATAAAGATATCGAGTTTCACCAGATTATCAGGCGTATATCACTTAAATTCATAGTTCATGGTCGCATATCCTTTGGTCGCAGACTTAAGACGATCATAGAAGTCAACAATAATCTCTCCCATCGGCAGCTCATAATGCCAAACAACTCTAGTTGCATCAATATATTCCATATTTTTGAGTTTTCATCTATATTCCTGAGAGAGTGCCATGATATTCCCCGCATATTCTTCTGGCCCCACAACTTCAACATTCGCAATCGGTTCCAGAATCATTTCAATCATCCCTTGATCAATCATATCAGATCCTGATTTTACCACGATCCAAGGATTCAAAATCTCAGCCAGCTTTTTAAACTTTGGATTTTCAAGCATAGTTCCAAAAATTCATTCTGAATGTTCAAGGTGTTCGATCTCGCTTGTTGTCAGCTCAAACTTCTCCATTTTCAGGATTTCGCGATAGAGTCCTGTTTGAACGAGTCATTTGATATTCATTCAGGTTTTAATCAGAGGGATTGAGAGGTTTTTAGACTTAACTAAATACATTACAGTTGGTATCGTGAAAATGGTATCAAGTCCATATTCACGGAAAAGTCTCTCTTTGATGATATCCATATGAAGCATTCCCAAAAATCCACAGCGGAATCCTAGTCCCAAAGCCTTACTATCTTCCATTTCGTAGGCAACAGCACTATCATTGAGTGAGAGTTTTTCTAGACTATCCTTGAGTTTATCGTATTCAGTCGAATCAATAGGGTATACTCCAGCATATACATAGGGAGTAACTTTTCTAAAACCAGGAATCAAAAACTGATGATACTCATCTTTTGTCTCGTTTTTTCAGACCTTTGCTTTGATGATGGTATCTCAGATTTGCACATCTCTCACTGATTTTTGTCCAGTCACAATATATCAGATTTGTCCTTCATTAAGTGATTTATCTGGTGTATATTCTGGCGTGAAATATCCTACTTCAGTTGGGAAAAAGCTTTTGTCCGAGTGGATCAAATATACTTCATCTCCAGCAGAAAAAGAGCCATCTACTACCTTTACATAGGCGAGAACTCATTTGTAAGGATCAAATACTGAATCAAAAATCAATGCTCTTGAAACTTCCTGCATACTGCTTATCAATGATAAAATTTACCTCAAAAGGTACGAAAATCCTCAATCTTTTCAAGTCAATCTCTCGCTATTGCTTGGAAGTGAAGTTCTCATCTAGAAAAAATGAAAAACTGACTTCATTTCACTGAAATCAGTTTTTTGATTTACTTCTCAGTCTCAACTCAGAGATCTGCTGCTTCTAAATAAAATACCTCTTCAATACTGCGTTCAAACCTCCTTGCAATCAGAAATGCAAGTTTTAGTGAGGGATTGTATTTCCCTAGCTCGAGAAATACGATCGTTTCTCTTCTTACTCCGACCTCATTTGCGAGGTCTTGTTGGGTTAAAGTATACTGAGCTCTCAGCTCTTTGATACGATTTTTCAT